GGTCACAACATCATCGATTTCGACATTCCTTTTATAAACAAAATCTACAATTGGGTTCCAAGAGCATTACCTAGGGATACTCTTACTATTTCTAGACTGCTTTTTCCTACTAGAGAGTTTCACAGTCTTGATAGTTGGGGTAAAGAGTTAAACTTTCCCAAGATGGAGTGTAGTAACTTTGGGATATACTCTGAGGATATGCTCAACTACTGCATCAATGATGTGAAACTTAATTTTAAGTTGTATGAGAAGTTAAAGAAGAAAATGAAAGACTCTGGTGTACAAGATGCTGTACGACTAGAGCATTCTATGCAACTTATATGTTCTGATATGAGGTTTACTGGTGTTAGATTTAATAAGAAGGATGCAAAAGCACTAGAAGAAAAGCTATCACTAAAACGAGTAGGATTTGAAGATAAACTAAAAGATGAATTTGGATCTTGGATTGTAAATAATGGAGAAGGTAGGACAAGAAAGAGAGCAGATTATACCAAGATCAAGAATGTAAATTTTAATCCTAGATCAAGACAGCATATAGCCAAAGTTTTGATAGAAAGAGGATGGGAACCTACTAAGAAAACACCTCTGGGTCATCCTATAGTGGATGAAGCTGTACTAAGGGAACTAGGTACACCAGAAGCACTAATGATAGCAGACTACTTACTGCTACAAAAAAGAATAGCTCAGATTAGTGAAGGTAAACAAGCATGGTTGAAACTAGCTAATAAAGAGAATGGTAGTTATATCATACACAACCGAACTAATCCTCTTGGTACATATACATCTAGGGCAACCCACACTCATCCTAATCTAGGACAAGTTCCTGCTACTCGTTCACCTTTCGGTAAAGAATGTAGATCATTGTTTTTACCAGATAAAGGACACAAGTTTATTGGTATAGATATGTCTTCATTGGAACTAAGAGTATTATCTCACTATTTAGCAAAGTATGACAATGGTTCCTATGGTAAGAAAGTAGTAGAAAGTGATATACATACTGAAAACCAGAAGTCTGCTGGACTAGAAACTAGGGACCAAGCAAAAACATTTATCTATGCTCTACTTTATGGTGCTGGATCACAGAAAATAGGGTCCATCATAGGTGGTGGTAAAGAAGAAGGTAAGAAACTTAAAGATAAGTTCATGAGTAACATTACTGGCTTCTCTAGCTTAAATAATAATATTGCTAGGTCACTAGAGAAGAAGAAGTTTTTAAAAGGGTTAGATGGTAGACATATTCCTGTCCGTTCTACTCATTCTGCTCTTAACTTCTTAATACAATCTGCTGGGGCAATATTATGTAAAAGGTGGATCAGTTTAGTGAATGAAGAAATCATTAGATCCTACAATGGATTAGCAAGGATAGTTCTTTGGGTACATGATGAGATTCAGGTGTCAGTTAGTGAAACCTTGGATCTGGATGAAGTTGGAAAAGTTTTTGTGCAAAAAATTTTGGAGACAGAACGATATTACGATTTCAAATGCCCTCTCGATGGGGAATATAAAATTGGAAACTCTTGGATGGAGACACACTAATGACAATCTTAGCAATAGATGCAGACATAGTAGCGTATCGATCAGCTTTCAATGCAGAGAAAGCAGTTAAATGGGATGAGGATCTTTGGACACTCTGGAGTTCAGAAGAAGAAGCAACTCATATAGCTATTGATACCATTACTAAAATAGTAGAAGGATTTAGAGACACACAAAGAGATCCTACTGTTATCCCTGTTCTTTGTTGGTCACATAAAAACAATTTTAGAAAAGAAATTTATCCTGAATACAAGATGAATCGAGTAGACCAAAGGAAACCTTTGTGTCTCAAGAGGATAAGAGAAAGATTAGGTTATGTATATCAGTACAATATAGAACAAGATGGGTATGAAGCAGATGATATTATAGGTGAGTTTATTACTGCTAAAGATCCTTATGCAAAACTATGGGAAGTAGAACCACCAGTAAAGACACAGAACAACAGAGCAGTATGTGTGACTATCGATAAGGATCTACAAACAGTACCAGGATTACATTATATAAAAGATGAATTAGTAGAGATAACAGAAGAACAAGCAGACTTTACTTGGATGTGCCAAACCATAGCTGGGGATACTGTAGATAATATAATAGGTGTTAAAGGTTTAGGAATGAAGAGAGCAGGAAAGATATTACAAGGAGTAGAAGAATTAAAATACCTATGGAAACTAGTTGTAGATACCTACACAGAAAATGATTTAACTGAGGAATACGCAAAGATAAATGCAAGGCTCACAAGGATACAAAGAGATGGTGATTTAACAGATAAATTACCCAACCCCATAGGAAATATTTTTTAACTACGTTGGAAAACCGATTTTTATGGATCTTGAGGGTAAAAAAGAACTGTATCTAGATATACCAGAACAGTTAGTAAAGGATCTAGATCAACTATTCCCATCTGCTTGTCCTACTATTGATATGACAGAAAGAGAAATATTTATGTATGCAGGAAAAAGAGCAATGGTTGAATGGTTGATGGAACGTAGGGATATGCAGGAGTTTGAAGGCTGATGTGCCAGTATGATGTAGAAGCAAGTAACAAAGCTAAAGGTAAAGATAATTCTTTATTAAGTTCTGTTACTAGTGGTGTAGATGACCTTATCAATCCCTTCCAACAAAACACAGGGTTAGGTTTATTAATACATAATTTATCTGCAAGAAGTTGGGATACTAATGATGATAATGATTCTGCTCCAGAAATAGATACTACTATAGAACCTACTAAGGTTACTAACCTAGATGCTAGGCAAGGTGAAGCAGATCCTAGATTAAAAAAGAAAAGAAAGAATATGAACAGTCTTAGAATAAGAGAAGACTTACCTACTACTCTTACTAGTCCTGTTCAATCTCAGTCTTCAGGGACAACAACTATAATTACTTAAAGGAAACTATGTGTTCAACTGGTGGAATAGGTGGTACTGGTGGAAATAATAGCACTATAGGAACTGCTGACCCTAACCCTACTTCCAATCAAAACCAAGAAGAAGTAGCAGAAGAAATAGAAGAAGCAGTAGAAAACATTGTAGAAGATTCTATACCAGATGAAGTAATAGAAGTAGCTGATGCTGTTACTGACATCCCTAAAGACATGGAAAGCACACTAACTGATCTTTCTGGAGAAGCAGTTAGTGCATTAAATAATGCTACTGCTGTTGGTACTTCTCTCAGTAAACAAATTAATACTGCTCTCAAAAGACAAGGAATGATGGGTGGTATGAGTGGTTATGATGAAACCCTAGAAGATCCTACTCTTGCTGGTAGACGAAGAAGAGGACGAAGAAGAGGGAATGAAAAAGATGTACGTTCTGGTGCATTAAAGATTCCTAGTTCCTCCGTTGGTGTACAAATTCCTGCGTGATAAATAACCAATCGTGTGCTTCAAGGTATTCCCAATTAGAGTCCCAGAGACAAATATTCCTTACAAGAAGCAGGGACTGTTCCGAACTAACTTTACCCTACCTTATACCCCCAGAAGGACATTCATCTAGTACCATATTCCCTACACCATACCAAAGTGTAGGTGCTAGAGCAGTTAATGTTCTTGCTTCTAAGTTACTTCTCGCTTTACTGCCCCCATCTGGTCCCTTCTTTAGACTAATGGTGGATGATCTTGAGATCCCACAACTTAAACAAGAAGGTCGTGGGGCAGTGGAGGAAGCATTAGGTGCTATAGAACGTGCTGTTATGTCTGAAATAGAAGTAACAAGAGTACGTGTACCTACCTTTGAGATGTTAAAACATCTTATTGTTTCTGGTAATGCTTTAGTTTACTTCCCTGAAGAAGGTGGTATGAGAGTATTTCCTTTGGAGAGATATGTATGCCAAAGAGATGCTATGGGGAATGTACTAGAGATCATCGTTAAGGAATCTGTTAGTCCTCTTATGTTGCCAGAGGAAATTAGAAACCAAGTACAAAAAGAAGATACTAATGATGATTCAGATAAAAGTATTGATCTTTACACAAAGATAATTAGAGAAGCAGACCAATGGGTTGTTAAACAGGAAGTGAAAGAAATAGAAGTACCGAATAGTTCAGGGACATATAAGTTAGACAATTTTCCTTGGATGGTACTTAGGTTTGACAGGATCGATGGTGAATCCTATGGAAGAGGATTAGTAGAACAATACTTAGGTGATTTACGTTCACTAGAAGGTTTATCACAAGCACTAGTAGAAGGTACTGCATCCTCTGCAAAGGTACTATTCCTAGTACGTCCTAATGGTACAACTAAAGCTAGATCATTAGCTAATTCACCTAACGGAGCAATCATCCAAGGGGATGCTAATGATGTGAGTGTATTACAAGTCAACAAAGCAGTAGATTTTAGGATTGCTGAGAGCATGATTAAAACTATTAGTGACAGACTTGCTGGTGCATTTCTTATGTCTGGGTCTGTACAAAGGGATGCTGAGAGGGTTACTGCTACTGAAGTTCGTCTACTTGCTAATGAAATAGAATCTGGGTTAGGTGGGATATTTAGTTTGTTGTCCCAAGAGTTTCAATTACCTCTGGTTAGATTGATGCTCAAGAAACTTAATGATGAAGACAAAGTACCACCTCTACCAGAAGGTGTAGTAAGACCCCAGATTATTACTGGTCTAGAAGCAATGAGTAGATCAGAAGACTTAAAGAAACTAATGCAGATGATGCAGATGTTTCAACCTCTTGGAGCAGAAGGTTTCTTACAACAAATCAACATCGATGACTTTATAGATCGTGTAGGTGTATCACTAGGGATAGATCCTCAAGGGTTGTTGAAGTCCAAAGAAGAGCAAGCACAACTACAACAGCAAGCTCAACAACAAAGACAACAACAAATGGTTATGGAAATAGCTAAAACTATGGGTCCAGAAATAGGTAAACAATTACTACCTCAAATCATGCAAATGGCTGGACTGCAAACACAACAACAACCCCAACAACAAGGATAATATGCCAGAAGGTGAAGGCACTTATGGGAACCAAGTAGGTAGACCACCTAAAAAAGATCCTAGAAAAGAATTTATACCTACTAAGGATTTAGAAAAAGAATTGAAGAATAGAAATAAAGCACCTGAGTACATGGGTAATAAGCGTACCTTTGTAATTAAAAGGTATGTAAGGGGTGGTAAAAAAGGTGGATACTATAAACAGTTTCAGGATGGTGTAGTTGACAGTATTAAAAAGCCAGTAGCAGAAAAGTTAATTGCAGATAAAAGAGCAGGAAAACCTAATACAGGTCATTACACAGTAGAATATGTACCTATGAAAGGGGTCAAAGATCCCAAACCTACATTACAAGGTGATCGCAGAGAAAAAGTAGTAGAAAGAATTAAAAAGAAAACTACTAGAAAACCCGATGCTAATACACCAAAAGCACCTACCAAAGTAAAATTTAAAGGTAAAGGTAAAGCTGGGATGTTATTAGGTTTATTAGGTGCTTTAGGTATTGGTGCTTCTACTACTAAGAAGTCAGAGAAAAAAGAGAAACCCAAAAAAGTTACTACTGTTAAAACAAACAAATTTGGAACTAAAGCTGATGATGCAGTTAATAAAAGAATAGATTCTAAAGAAGAAATTAAAAAAAGAATGGAAGCAGATAGGAATAAACCAGTAGATTTTAAAGGTAACTACCC